TCATCTTTACGGGCAACACGCTTGCGTGCTTTGACGTCAATATTACCGAAGTCAGAGACGTAATCTACGTGAGAGAACTGTTCCATAAGGTCAGCCGCTCGTGCTTCTGTTGCTCTTTCGTTTAACAGTTTAGCGAACATGGCTTCTACGCCTTGGCCTCGCTTCCATGATTGGTCTTGTATCCATTTACTCATATACTCCTTTGTTTTGTGTTTAGATTAATCCGCTTGAGAGAACCTTGAAGGCTACTGCTGCACATTGCGGAACTTGTCCGTTTCCAATGGCTTTAAGTCTGTCCATCCTGTAGGCCACCCCATCAGGTGTTCCGTCACTAACGGCCTCAGGTAACGCCCAATCAAGTGAGGGTGTATCGTTCCAATACGCCCAACCAGCATCGTCCCATGAGTCCCATTGGCCTCTGATGGTGCTAACTTGCGAATAGGTTTGAAGTCTTGACTCGTTGTTGGTGTAGGCCAAAACCCACATACGGTCTCGCTTATGGGACGCGCCGATGTTCCCAGCTCCGATAACTCCCCATCGAGCATTATACCCCAGCGCGGCCAAGTCTTCGAGGACAACTCCAAGTCCCCTAGTTCGCAACACAGGCGAGTTCTCGGCAAAGACAAATAGAGGTCGAATCTCTCCAATGAGTCTCGCATACTCCTTCCATAAGCCTGAGCGCTCTCCGCTAATTCCTTCTCCTGTACCCGCAGCACTGATGTCTTGGCAGGGGAATCCTCCAGCGAGAACGTCAACTGTTCCTCTCCACGGCTTTCCGTCGAGGGTGCAGACGTCGTCCCAGATAGGGAAGTTGGGAAGGATGCCGTCTCGCTGTCTGGCGAGGAGGACATCTCTTGGGTATTGTTCAATTTCACACGCTCCGATTGGATTGTGTCCAAGTAAGAGGTCAGCGAGAATGCCGCCTCCTGCTCCTGCGAAGAGGTGGAATGTGTTGAGTTGTTTATGCTCCATGTCATTAGTTGTGTGGATTAGTGATTAGTGTCCGAAGCCTGCTGTCACATCTTCGGTGTCCTCAAAGAGGGGGTTAGTGTCCTCTGAGAGACGGCAAGTTTCTTTGTCGTAAAGCAGGTTGCAAGCTACGCCTGTCTCACCGCTGAAACGGTTCTTAAGAACACGCAGTGTTGTCCTGTTCTTATTCTCAATGTCTTGCTGGTTACGCTCAAGACCGATGCACATATCAGATAGCTGAGCGATAGCCGCAGAGCCTCGTAGTTGTGCTAGGGATGTTGCTGCGCCTTCCTCGTGTCCCTTACCTTCAGGACGCTTGAGGTGACTAACAAGAACAACACCAATCTTAGTCTCTTCAACGAGAGCCCGTAGCTTGGTCATTGTGTTGTCGATCATACGACGCTCGTCGCCATCACCCATACCAGAAACAATGATAGAGAGGTGATCCAGAACCACGTAGTCTACATCCATAGCCTTAGCCATGTAGCGGATGTGTCCTAGTAGGTTGTCGCTATCTAGGGAACCCCAGTGGTCGTAAAGGTAGAAGCGACCTGAGCCGACTGTCTTTTTGTATGCCTCGTTGTATTTAGCGTCTGGCTCAAAGGGCTCTAGGTGTAGCGGCTTAGACATTTCCAGACCGATAATACCGTTAGCTGTACGCTCGATAGACTCTTCCAAGGCAATATAGCCGAGCTTACGATCAGTAGTCTTGAGAACGTGTAGCGCGATCTCTTTACAAACAGCAGACTTGCCGATGCCAGAGCCAGCACAGAAGGTAACAATCTCGCCTTTGCGGAGACCGTGAGTGAGGGAGTTAAGTCCATAGTAAGGATAAGGGATGCTATCGTTTTCTTTAGGGACAGTGAGACGCTCATAAAGCTCAGAGCCATCCACGATGTCATCGGGACGCCATACCTTAGCGTTCCAGAAAGCTTGGATTACTTCTTCTCCTTTGTTAGCTAGAAGCATTTCGTTCGGGTCTTTCATGGACAACCGAGCGATCTTACAAGTACCAGCAGGAAGGATGTGGGCTACACTCTCAGCAGCTTCGCGTCCCGCCTTGTCTTCGTCAAACATAACGATGACCTCATCCCAAGAGGATAGCCATTCTAGTTGCTTCTTAAAGATTGTCTTGGCTGACTGAGCGCCACTAGGTAGCGATACGACTGGCCACTTGTTGCCTTGGAGTTGGCTAACAGTAAGGCAGTCAATCTCACCTTCAGTGATGACCAGCTTCTTGCCACCATTAGGCCAGAGGTTCTGACCGAAGAAATAGTTAGGTGAGCCATTGCAGTGAAAGCTCTTGTCCGCAAAGCGATACTTCTGGGCTACCTGAGTTCCGTCTAGGTTGCGGTAGTTTGCGACGTGACAGGGCTTACCGTTAAGCTCCCCGATTTGATACCCATACTTTACGCATGTGTCTTTATTGATACCCCTTGGGGCAATCTCCATGAACTTTCCGTTTACGAATCCTAGTGGTGATACAGTTTCCATTTTTGTGTGTTGTGTGGTTGTGTCTTGTTTATCTCTGTTCGGTGTAAAGATACCGCAGGAGTAGCACTTGGTGCTTCCGTCAGAGTTGTGTGTGAGAGCGTCGCTGCTTCCGCAGTCATCGCAAGGTTGGTGTGTGGCTATTGCCGTTAAGTCGTCCATTCGTGTGGTAGCTTTTTCTCGCACCATAGGAACCCGTGTTTGTCGCACCAGTCCCCGTAGGTGGTCTTGCTCTTTTTGCTTAGTGTGTTTGATGCTCGTTGGAATACAAAGCGGATGTCGAGGTCGGGGTGCGCTTCCCTCACTCGCAGGTGTTTGGTTCGGTCTGACGCTATCCAATAGCCCTTTACCTCCAGTATTATTCCATTTTCTAAAACGAAGTCTGGCGTGTATTTGCAGACCTTCGTGTAATCTAGTTTCATCGACTCGTAAGAGTGGGTAACCCCCGCCGCATTTAAGGCGGAGGCTACTGTCTCTTCGAACTTCGAACGAAACTTAGAACGGCGCGTTGGTCGTTTCCGCTTCATCGGCTACTTCGAAGGCATCACTCAGGGATTCACCGCTACCTACGTAGCCGTCTGCTTCAGCACCAAAGCCGAAGGAGCTATCACCGCCACCATACTCGATAAGGTCGAGCACTTGGACTGCGCGGAGACGCAAGGTGTAACCGAAGCCCTGACTTGGAACGAACCAAGTGTTTACTTCGACTGCCATCTTGAGGGTAGAACCGCTGCCAATCTTAGGCATGTCGATCTTCTTACCTTGGCTATCTACTGCTGTGATAGAGAACTCTAATGTTCCCTTAGACTTGGTATGAACCTTAGCCTTTTGTTTCGCATAGATCTCGTGATCACCTTCATCGTTAATACGGAGAGGTGAAGACGCTGCCATGCGGATCTTCTCTTTACCTTGGCGACTGCACTCGTCTTTGTAAGCGGCATCAAGCTTCGGCTGAATAAGCGCCTCGAAAGCTTTGAAGTCCCCTTCGCTTACGTGGAGCTTACAGCTATAAACGCCATCTTCATCAAACTTAGTGTCTGGTGTATCGATGCGTGGCCATACTGCTTTACCTTTTGGTGTTGTTACTATTTTACTCATTTTTTGTCTTACTATTACCTGTTATCGGTGGTTGTTACTAATCAGCCAGCAGAGTGCTAACTGAAGAAATATGTGCTCTCTTTGATTTTGGAGATGTCAGCAGTGCCATATTCTGGAGGCTCGGGAAGCTCTAACCCTGACTGCTGTTCTAATTGATGTTTCCAATCCCGAAGGAGGTCAACACTAAACGTAGAAATGAATACATCTCTTAAACATTTACTCAGAGCTTCACACCCTGTGGCGTGGGTTCCATAACTGTCGTGGATAAATGCAAAGTCGTATATACCCTCCTCTTCGTTGGCTTTGATGACTGTCTTGTGGAGAGCCGCAGCATCCAGTGAGTGAACAAAGTTCGGGCTTACTCCATTACGCTGGCGTACCTTGGATAACTTATCGTCGTTCTCACGGAAACGAATGTGAGTAGCTGTTCCGCTAATCCAAGTCTTGATGTTCTTACTTGTGAAGTTGAAATACTCTTGGTGGACAGGGAAGCCGCTAGGTGTAACCCAAGTAACAGGAAGCTCAGCTTCGGTAAGCAAGGCGGCGCAGTCTTGGAACCACTTCATACATTCCTTTGGTTTCTCTAGGAAACTCTCAATACCTTTCCATACCGCCTTCGCTAAAATGTGAACAGCGAGATACTTCTCTTTATCGTCAAAAGGTCTAGTCCGTCCTTCCCCGTGTATCTGCTCATCATACCACTCAGCGATGTATAGGCGATTGCTGTATTCAGTTAGCCCATACGAGTAACACATGACGGGACGCTTGGTTGTCTTACGGTCAATCCCAAAGGTTACCCAAGCGTTCGCAATAGCGTCTCCCTCGCTT